CTCTTCCTTCTTCTGATTTATGCCATTTTATTGCGGCTGGACGCCCATATTTTTCTAAATTTTCTCTACGTACCGCTTTTTTTGCTTCTTCTTTTCCATGTAAGATTTGATGTGCCTCATTTGTCATCATACACAAATTGTCAATAGAATTATTTGATTTATCACCATCTATATGATGGATATGAAACCCATTAGGTATTTCCCCACAATAATATTTCCAAACATATCTGTGCATTCTTTCATGAATTGTACTATTCAAATAATATCCAGTATTTTCATCTTTGCAAAATAGAATACCATTGAATTCTTGATATTTATCATCCATATCCTCACCTCATTTACTTGCTTATATTATAACATAAATATCTATCTTCATCTATTATAAGATGTATCTTTTATAGAAATAATTCATGCTATAACGGCATTCATCAAGGCAATGGTTATAAGCATCTATTGGCTTTCCATTATCGTCCACGCAATACATCCCTATCTCTTTTAAGAAATCACCACACCCGAACGATTCATCATTCACAACAAAGAATCGCTCATCAGTGATAGCACTCTGTAAATATTCAATTCCAACTTCAATCCCTTTTCTGCTTCCTTTCAGGTCATGAGCATTGTTGTCTGCTTTTTCTGTTTCTATTCCTAGCAATCTTAACTCCATCCTCAAAGCCTTACATGCTGGATCTATTTTCCAGCAACTCTCACGCATTCCGAATTTATTTCTGCAATATGGCACAAAATCTCTCACGATCTCTTTTGCCTGCGTACTCATGGCCTTGTTTTCGCCATCATAGTACCAATTTGCAACCCTTAATAAAACAAACTGGTTATTCATTCTTCCTATCAGATTGCAACTAACAGAAGTAGCATCCGTTAAACCTCCATCACCAGCAAACATCATCTCATAAACTGCAAATTCCTTTGGTATCTCATCAAGAATGTGTTTCTTATCATCAAACATGGAATAAATAACTCCTTGTGGAATTACTCGATTTCCTAACCAATCCCTTTCAAACAAATAAGGATTTTTCTTTAATGTTTCATAAAGCTCCTTTTTTCTTTCCTCTGTAAGAATAGGATTATCATTCACTGTCCAATGTGTCCATTTTGTATTCTGAACCTCAAACACATCACTAATGACTGGATGTCTTGGTGCTGGTGGGTTTAAATCAGCAATATGCCATCTTATATCAGCTGCATAAGTACGTCTGAAACATTCCTGTATCATGTTGATATGCAAGATATCTATTTCACAGAAATAAACACTTCCTAAAGACAGACCACGGATGCTCTTATCTGAATCAGCTTTTGCGCCGCCTTTGTAATATACCTTTTTAATTCCACTTGCCGTATAACATTCCAAATGATCACCATGATCATCATGTTTAAGCCTAGCTGATCCACTAAACAGATGTATTAAACCATTGCCATCTCCATCCATGACTAATCGAAATGCCTGTTGCTGAGAAGCTCCTACTACCAAATGATTTTCATCTTTTGATACATTCAAAAACAAAAAATAGCGTGCAATACACGCCGTAGTCTTTCCACTTCTAGGTGTTCCCTCTGCAACATCTAATGTGTGGTCAAATGGCATTGTGATGAACTCTGCCTGTTTGTCTGATAGCTTCACTTCTTCATTGCCTCTGCAATAGCTTCAATCATTGGATGTACTGTCTTGCTCTCAACCTGCACTTCGTCTTTCTGCCCTAGATACTGTTTGCCTAACCATATAGCCATATTCGCATTCTTTTTCGCTAATTCAAACTGGTATCGCCTCAAAGATATTTTCCCTGTCCCTCGCTTTTGCTTAAATACCTCGGAAAAACTCATTTTATATTCTTTACTGCACCACTTGTCTAATGTCTTATCAGATATCTCTAACATTCCGCATATTTCTTCTTTTGTACACTGATAAGAACAAAGAAGCTCAAACTGTTTTTTGTTTATTTCTTTCTTCGGTCTAGCCATTTAATCACACCCCCTTTATTGGAACTTTGATTATAGGGTTATAATCAAATGATTTCTGTTTCTTAGTTCCTTTTCTTACTGTACTATCATATCTAACAATATCACTGCCCCACTTTTTTACCAAAAGATCAAACTGCTCTTTTTCTTTGATCATACTTCTATATGTAGCACATCCGCCCTTTTGTTCTGACTGTTTGCAATTGTAATGATATTTCTGAACTCTCAACGCGCCTCTATACTTCAACATATGTTGCAATGTTATATCATAATCCTCTTTTAACGGTAATCTCTCATCATATCTGATCGGATTCTTCAAATGCACTTGAAATGGCCCACCAATATATGACGTAGTACAAAAAGGTGTGTAGTGTCTATACGATAAAGCATCACTATTGCAATTGATTCCCCAAAATTTGTAACCCATCTGATAACATATATCTGAATAATATTCTAAGAATCCAATAAAATACTCTGGTTCTACTTTCCTTTTTTCATATCCGAAATTTCCATTTACTTCATATGATTCAACGCTCTTCAAATCATCATCAATAATACAAACTACATCAGCTCCATTATTAAATTCATTATCTAATATATGGTTTCTGATCCTGCATAAATTCCCTTGTATTCCTTTTTTACAAGGTATGATATTTTCTTCAAATCCCTTATTTGCCTTAATATAATCCTCATATTCTGTTTCACATACATACACCTTACAAAAAGGCAAATATTCCAATGTTTCAACATATGGTCTTTTATAACTTGGACAACATACAATAATGTTCAAATTAAATCACCTACGATTTTCTTTAATGCTTCACCACCATCAAGAACACGGCCAACACCAACTCTTCTCATGCTCTTTCCAATGGTTCCATCTTTTCTTGTGCTATACGCCATCTTCGGCTTTATATCAAATACAGATTGTGCCTGCAACCAATCTATATCATTCTTAAATTGCAATATTATATAATTATTCTCTTCATTGAATACTTCTGTGAATTCTACCTCTGCTTTTTCTTTCTATTCACTGAAATTTTCATCTTCATCAAAACAGAAACCGAACTCTTCCATATCTATATCAAAAATATCTTCTAATTCATTATTCAATAGGTCAAAGTCCCACTCACTCGCTTCCGCCACCTTGTTATCTGCCAACCTATACGCTTTTACCTGCTCATCCGTAAGATCATCCGCCATGATACAAGGAACACTTTCCAATCCTAACTCCATAGCCGCCTTATATCTTGTATGTCCTGCTACGATAACATTGTTTTTATCAATCACGATCGGTTGCTTAAATCCAAATTCTTTGATTGAATTTGCTACATACTTGACTGCTTCATCATTTATCCTAGGATTCTTTTTATAAGGTCTTATCTGATCAATTCGAATGTTTAATATTTTCATGTTCTCTTCCTTTCTTCATTTCATGGACAAATTCTTGCCAATATTTACATCCCTTTGTTATCAATTTATTGCTATATTTAATATTCCCACATTTCTTTTTACATGGTGCTTTCATCTCATCACTCCTTCAAAGCAATATGCGACATGGAAAAAATTAATAAGGGGAATTAACAATTAAAGAAAGTCGTCGCATACTGCTTTCAAAGAAAAAAGCGAGCCTATTTTCGCCCGCTTCTTCACGATATCATATTATCATGTTTTTTTGGACAATTTTGTCCAATTCTAATTATCTTTAAATAATTTCTTTAACACAGATGTGATATGCTTATCAACTGCTGAAATATCATTGTATGAATATGTACGTGCTATTTTCTCATGATGCTTTTGTTCAACATGTCTATCTCTAACCATATTTCTATCTAAAGGGTTCTGTATCATAACCAAAAATTTATCAACTCTATTGTTTGCAAATTCAAGTGATTTTTTTTCATCTTCAATTTTAAAAATTTCTGTTAGAATTTCATTTTTTCTTTCTTTGTATGGATCACCACAATTTTCAAACTCATTTCCTTTTGGAGTTACCGATTTGATACCTTTCAATTTATGATTTAGAAGTTCTAATTTTTCATCACAATCAACAATCAATTTTATGTTGTTATAATATGATTCGCAATCACTTTTAAACTTCTCAATTTTAACTTCTACTGTGACCATCTCTGATCCTCCAACTCTGCGATCCTTTTCAACAAGATTTCATTTTCCCTTTTCAATTCTTCTACCTTATCCAATTCCTCATCGATTTCCTTTTTCAGCTCTTCTGAGCATTTGGAATAGATTATATTCTTATGAATAAACTCTTTTAAGTCCATATCCATGATCTCACCTCCAATACCCTAAACTTCGTAACCAAATGATAAATTCATTCTCATCAATGTATTCATCATTCTCAAGATGATTGTTTTCTTTAAATTCCCTTATTGCCTGCTTTGTCGTAATGACACCATCCATCCAATTATTGAATGTTTCCTTATCTCTGTCAGCTGATGATTGCTGAGGATATAATAATTTGTAAATTTCCATACTACGCCTCTAAAATGGAAGATCATCCGCTGAAATATCCACTGTATCACTGCCAAATTCGCTCTCAACGTTCGTATATTCGCTTTGGTTATAATTTACCTGTCCATATGTGTTTGGTGCTTCCTCTGCCCTCTTTTGAGCCAATATCTGCACGCTATCACATACCACCTTAGTCACATAAACAGTGCGGTCGCTCTGATCTTTGTAATTTCGTGTCTGTATTCTGCCCTCTACTCCAAGCAATGCTCCCTGCTTTACATAATTTGCCATAAAATCAGCACTTTGCCTCCATGCCTGACAGTTAATGAAGTCAGCCTGCTGTTCACCTTCTTTTGGGAATCTTCTGTTTACTGCAAGAATGAAACTTACGACAGAAATGCCGGTGTTTGTTTTTCTTAATTCCGGATCACGTGTAATACGACCTATCAAACATACTCTGTTCAAAATAATCACCCCTTTTACAAGCACTCGTATATTTCAATGTATGTCTTTAACATTTCTCTGTAATTCTCATTGATATTCTTAAGGATCTCTAATGCTTCAAAAAGCGTCACATCCTTTTCATTCAGCTTATTGACTTGTTCTAATCTCATGACCTTCTCTAATGCACTTGTGAAGCTGGGATGATATGTCAATGCTTTATAGCATACCTCTTCATTTTTATTAATGTATTTCTCGCATACTGTAAACTGATCATCCTCAGCTTTGATAAAGTATTTATTGTTTATTTGAATCATACTTCAACCCCATTCTTTTTGCATAATAACACTCCATGTTTCGGCATAGAATATTCTTGTTTTTTAATAAAATAATCGCACTCGATATATACGTGAGCTGGGTATAATTCACTTTTTATGGATGTATGGGCTACTGATAATTCATTAGCATTAGTTATACTTGCAGCTTCTATTTCTCTAAGAAGAACATTAAAATTATTTTTCTTTACACAAATTTGATCATGAATACAATCCTCGCATTTTGTCCTGTTAATTATGGTTGCCATATTATCTCCTTTCACTGGTTAGCTTTTGTAATCGGGAAGAATCTTCCTTCTTCAAAATCTTGTGCATCCATCAATTCTCTTAATTGTTTCCATTCATCATCCCAAACCCACATTCCATCTTCTAATTCTTCGAATTTGTATGGATCTGGATATAATAATTCATAATATCCATCAAGCTCTTGTCTGCAAGATTTATATTCCTCGACAAATTCAAAGTGTTCATTTATAAACTTAATAATTAGATCATGTTCTTTTTGTAAATCTTCACCAGCCAAATTTGCTGAATTATTTGCTTCGAACCATATCGCATCAAATGCAAGAATAATTTCTTCTTTAGTCATCATCATCCATACACCACTCTCTCCATTCATCAATATGCCACGTGCTCATTATACTCTCAGGATCATCTACGATTCTTGATAAGAATATACACGCTTTATCTAAAGCTCCTTCTAACTTCTTTATGTACTTGGTATCGGCATTTCTATATTTTCTTGCAGGCTTTCCGGTTTGTTCAAATAACCCTAATTCTTCAAGAGAATATTGTCGATTATATTTCATTCCTTTGTACATTGTTCCTTTTTCAAATACAGGAAATGCAATATTTTCCAACCCAAAGCTGATAAATATATGCTCAAAATTATTATTATCTTTTTCTTTTTTGATAAATCTAACTCTATCTTTAAAAGGTCTAAGCACGCCCTCTAAATAACGTTTTTCAATATCATCTAGGATTGGTTTCTCAATCTCTAATTCTCCTGTTAATAATTCAAAAAGTCTTGCGTATATCATAATTCCTAATTTATTTTCAACTCTATTGTGAGTTAATTTACATGGATTAAATTGATATCCTTTGATATTGAAAGGCACACCAATTTCAATACCAAGCATTTCTGCTATTTCTTTTATTTTATTTTCTGTCATTCTTCATCTTCCTTTCTTCTTAATCTCTTAAGAAATCTTTTATGCATTCCAACAATTCTAGTTTAAGAATTGCTGCTTCTTTATCAAAATAACCTCCTTTGTTTCATTTTTGTCTTTCTCGGCTTATACCTTTTCCCAAGGTCAAACACATCTATTTCATTAAAAACAAATTCTTTGCAATGATTCACTCTTTTAGCCTTTCCTTCACTCATTGTTATCTTTAATACTTCACAGTAAACCGCATCGCCATTTATACAATGGTTGCAATATCTGCAATACTGTTTCATTCTGATCACCTCTTAAAACAATTTCAACTGTTCCGCTTCTTGGCTTTCATACAAACTGCAACAAGAAGCTGTCAGAAACTTTTCCCGTTCCTTAGGATCTAAGTCTTTTCTGATTCCTACATGCATTTGACCATTTTTGAAGCATCCATACCAGTAGAAATTATATTCCGTCTTCTTTTTGCTTCTGTTCAGATACTTACATGTTGAGCAACTTCTTTTCATGTCAGAACCCCAGCCATGTTGGAATGCTCATTTCAACTCTTGGGATGTATTCGCTTTTTATAACTGTTCTATCATGAATCTCATTGATGGCATTCTCTGACATAATAGCTATCATTTCATGGCTCATTCGTTCATGTTCTTGCTGTTTTCTTTTAATATTTGCAAGTACATTCATTTCCTTTTCTGAAATGATCACATATACATCAACTTCTTTTTTCTGCCCAAATCGCCAGCATCTTCTGATTGCTTGATAGAATTGCTCATATGAATCTGACAGTCCGCAAAAGATCATCTTGTGACAGTTCTGCCAGTTCATACCAAACCCACAAATAGATGGCTTGGATACAAGTATCTTTACATCACCATTCGCAAATCCGATCATTGCCTTCTTTTTATGTTCAGGATCATCTGATCCCTTTACCTCAACAGATCCTTCAATGGCTTTATGAAGCATTTCACTTTCATAATTGTAATCGCACCATACTAAGCACTGATCCGTTTGAATGGCAATATCGTTAGCGATCTTAACTCGTTCAAATACACTCTGTTTTCTTGCTTCACGTCTTTCATTCAATGTTTCCGCATATACGGCAAATAGACTGCTCTCATCCGGTTCGCTTTCAATAACGATTTCATGAATCTTTAATTCAGGAAGTTCAAACATGCTTCCATCAAAACCGATATTTGACGGATTTTTTATCATCATTGCCCATGTGGAGATCCATTTGAAAAATTCTTTTTCCGCATGTCCTTTTAATCGCCATCCAATACGTTCCTGCTTACCTTTCTTCTTGATGCTGTCATTAATAAAGAATGTTGATAGCATCTCACTTCTTGGCATGATTCCAAGAAATTAAGAAGTAGTGCCTATTTCTGTATAATCATTCGGCGATGGTGTTGCTGTACAACATAGCTTGAATGGTGTCTTTGCGAATCTTTCCTGAAGATCCTTTGTTGTTTTTCCTGAATATGATTTGATGATCGAGCTTTCATCAAGGACGATGCCTGTAAAACAATCTGTATCAAATTTATGGATCTTTTCATAATTCGTGATATTGATTCCATTTACAACATCTTCCTGTGATTCACATAGCTTACATTGAATATCAAACTTTAAGGCTTCCTTGGCTGTCTGCTCAGATACCGCTAGAGGCGCTAAAATTAGTACAGGTTTCTTTGTATATCTGTGTACTTCATCGGCCCATGAAAGCTGCTGAATGGTTTTTCCAAGACCCGTATCTTCAAATAAAGCTGCCTTTCCTTTTCTAAGCGCCCACTTTACGATCGCTTTCTGATAATCAAACAGATGATTATTCAATTTCTCTACTTCAATTCCTTTATGACTGACTGTGAATTCCTTTTTCTTTAAAAAATCTTCATATCTCATAGCAATCCCTCAAATAAATCAATCTGCTCATCAGCCGTTTCAGCTTTCAAACAATTCTTTACTGCCTGATCAAAGTAGCTTTTTTTCAGTTCAATACCTACTCCCTTACGATGCATTTTCAACGACTGATAAATTTCACTCCCTATTCCTAGAAAAGGAGTAAATACAACATCGCCATCGGCCGTCCAGAGTTCTACGCATCTTTCGATTACATCCAACTGCAATGGACAGATATGTTTTTCATCTCTTTCCTCTCTTGCTGAGGCTCGATTCAGCGTATTGCTCTGACGGATATCCATCCAAACAGGACTTGCATAATCCTGCCACTTTTCAACTGGAAATGATTCATTGGTATGGGCAATAGGTTCAGGATTATCTCCCGGCTTTCTCATGGTGATGATATAATCGGCAATTCCTTGACGACACATAGCACTATCCTTTTTAATCTGTTTATGGAGTAGCCCCAATGCTTTTGTTCTCTGCATAGCCACAACAGGATCTTTCCAGATAGTTACTCTGCTATGATAATAAAATCCACAGTCTTGAAATAATTTAATCAGAATACCGGGAAAGTCCTTCAATCCGATAAATCCATCTGTACTTTTTGTAGTTGGAAGATCCATACAGTGAATGCTTACCAGTCTACCGGGCTTCATAATTCTGAATAGTTCCTTGACGATGAAAGTAAACTGTTCATAAAATTCTTCTGTGTTTCTGCAATTTCCTAAATCTCTAGGACTGTCACTGTATGTATATAAATCTTCAAATGGCGGACTAAATATGGAGTAATCCATACTGTCAGAAGGAAGTCCTTGCATGACCTCTGCACTGTCGCCATTATATAAAGCAAAATTTTTTGAAATATATTTGTCTAATACGTTCATTTTAATCCCTCTTTTCAACGATTACTTCCCTTCTGTCCATGAATACTTTTACAGGAATGTCATGATATCTTGCATATGAGCGCAGTCTATCCCGCTTTTTTCTGGCTTCATGCACACTTTCACATTCGAAGGTACGTTCATCTTCTCCATCTTCAAATTCAAGTTCTGAAAGTATTTTATGTGACTTCTGCTTTGCCCTCCTGCTGTAGTTTCTAGTTTTTTGCGCATTCTTTTTCATGTTTGCATAAGTAATCTCTTTTCCAAACATGATTCCTAATCTGAGGGTTGCATTTAGAAGAAGCGTCAGCTTTTCTTTGTCTTGTCTGATTTCATAGTTTCGATAAATACCTTTGACGATATCTGCCTGATCTTCAATCAGTGTACTCATAGATTATTTTCCTCCAGCAACTTCTGAAACTCTGCAATCTCTTCTTCACTTGCCTGTTCATAGGTTTCATTGTCGTTCTTATACCAATCCGGCAATTTACGTTCTTTGGAATTACGCATCTTCTGCTTCTTATGCTTCTCTATCTGCTCCTGTGCTTCGATAGCAGTCTTGATTCCAGAACCTTTCCAATTTCTCAAGATTGCTTCTATGTATGACAAAGACCTTGCATTGTTCTTTACCGCTTCACTTAATGCCAGCTTCAAAAGATCATCGTTGTATTCACTCTGCCAGTCTGCTATTGTCTGACATTCGATTGATGAAAGTGGTCGTTTAAACTCGTCCTCAAAAAAACCTAGGATATCCATTTCCTTTTCCATATCCACTTCCATTTCCTTATTCATTTCCTTTTCCTTATCCATATCCATATCCTTATCCTTGGAAGAGATAGGTTTATCATCTTTTTTTTCAAGGTTATAACCTAAGGTTTCTTTTTTTGAAAACCTATGGTTTTTATTTTCTTCATTTTTGGTTTCTTCATCTTCATAACCTTTGATTTCTTTTTTAGGTCTACCGCCTTTATTGCCGCCTTCACTTTTTTTCTTATTTGTTTTTATGTTTGGCTTGATTGTTTTCCATAGCATTCTAGGTTCTCTGCTCATCTTCACATCCTCATTATCATAGAATGCATACTCACAGATTGCCTTAAACAGTTCAAGCTGTTCTTTCTGTTTCAAGTCGCATATAGCGTCATAGAAACTCTCAAAAAAGGTAAACTTTTCTGTACTCATTTTTTCACCTCTATGTTTCCTTTATTTCTATTCCATACACCTCAGCCATAAGTCGCTTTTTGAGCTTATATACAGGTGTTCTTACACCTTTTACATCCTCTACTACCAATTGACCATTCTCTAAATAAACGAAGTCAGCTACGTACTTAATGGCTCTGCCATAGCATGATTTATCTATTAGAATATATGGCACTTGACGTCTAAGGTCTTTTATTGCTCCTGCTTTTTCAAGCAACTTTAATTCCATGTATCGGTTCGCTTCTCTCTTTGAATCAAACCTAATGCCATCTACTGATGTTTTCCTGTTATGATACTTAGGCATGTAGTTGATCCTCATGATTCTTTAAATATTCCCTTGCAAGCCTGCAATCTTCATAAAGGCTTTTTATTCTCTTAGTCGTTTCTTTTAGATACTGTTTGACTTCTTCCCTATTGGTAGGCCTCCAATATCCCGATGATCCGCTAAGCGAACAAATCAGCTCTTTCTTTCTTAATTCTGATATGATACTTCTTACTTTACGATCATCCATTTTTGTTTCTTTACATAATTCATCTCTTGTTTTTGCATTTTCTTTTCCATAGGGGATTGCATTCAATACAAGTTCCTGTGCCTGCGTTCTTAAATTTTCTGCATCCATTTTTACTCCTCTTTAAACACTCTTAATTTTCCTTTTTTAATGAAATACTCCATTTTCTTATCAATTGTTATCGGTGAAAGGTGATATTTATTTATAAATGCTTCATTTCCGATTGTGTGACATTCAATATGATGTTGTCTGCACAAAGGCAATGCTCTTTTCCCTAAATGTGAAATGTTCTTTCTATTTTCACCCATACCGATAGAATCAACATGATGAATATCTGCCCTTGATCCACATATTACACATATCCTTTTTAAACACATGGAATAGGTCTGCTTTTCATCAAATGTATATCCATAATCATCAATTAATTTCTTCGCAAATGGTATTTCTTGATCTATGCAGAAATTGATGATCGTATCTATCAGTCCGTTTGCATAGGTCATATCACATGAGCTAAGGCTTTCTACTTCTATATCTCTAAGCTTTGCATTATACGTCTGTAAAAGCATTCTTACCCATTCCTTATCCTCTCCTGTGTAATAAGAAATTTCACCACACAACGCAAATATAAACGCCCTCTGCTTATCCGTTATTGCCCTGTTGTCTACGAGCTTCACATTCACCTCAAGTGCTTTTCCAGTTTCGAGATACATATCATTGGTAAGCGATAATTTATAATCCTTTAAGATGTACTCACCATGTAACTTTTGTAGCTTCGCCATATCTTTCAAGCACCTCCAAAATTTCTTCTTCTGTCTTAGGTTCTATTTCTACCAATTGTCCTAAAGCCTTCTTAGGAAGCCATAGACAATAGCACTTTTCAATGCCTTTACCATATGCCAGCTTATACATTCCTAACTGCCATGCAAGACTTTCATAATCAAGTTTGCATGTTGTCTTGACATCTATAAGCGAATTATAAACTTCAACATACGCAATCATATCCAGCCTTCCAGCATATAAATCTTTATAATGAACGATCATTTCCATACATAAAGGAATGATTTGATACTCTTCCTTGATCCTTAGATATTGATTGAACGTTACCCTTTCCATATCCGTCAAACGTGGTTCTTGGCAATCCTCGTATGCTTCAATCGCTTCATGAATGTGAGTACCCCACTGTGCCTTTTCTTCAAGCACTCTCGCTGGTACATCTTTATATTTATTAGGAAATATAAATCTTAATATTTCGCTTACGCTGGGAGTAATAACTCCATCAACTAAATAAATATGACCTTGTTCGATGAATTCTACTTTTTCCATGTTAACATCACACTCGATTTAACAGGTGTTTCTTTAAGGAACATATCATAAAGGTCTTGTTCCTTTAACGCTTCTGTATCAACTCTTTTCTGTGTTGTAGGAGCTTTATATGTAATCTTCACAAAATCATTCTCAAATGACTTGATATCATTGTCTTCCATAGCCTTTAGCATGGCTTGTTTGATTTCCTTTTCTTGTAGATCCATTTCAGCTTTCTTCACTTGGAAGTCATGCAATTTCTTCATCACTTCTTCTGCAACTGTAATATGACCATCTTGAACCTTAACTAATTCCATTGTTTATTTCCTTCTTTCCTTTTAAAATTCCAATTGCTTCTGAGGCTTGATTGATAGTCAATTCGCTTAATTCATTGACTTTGTAATACTTCTTCATCCCCTCGATTCTTTCTTTACTTCCTAACTTTTGGATCATCTTCAACTGACTTTCAGTAGCCATCACTTCGGCTTTTTTCTGTGGCTTTGCAGATTCCTTTTTATTAGAATCATCATTATTCTCATCTGTCTTTTCATCTTCCGGAAGATCTTCACCTGCATATATGTAAAGTCCTAACCCAAACATGCCGATATTCTTTACAAGGCATCTCATGATTGTTTTATTGATATCAAACATAGTTGCTGCTTCAACTGTTTTGGTTATATATTTTTCCTGTATATTTCCAAATTTGTCATAGTATTTACCATCTTCTTTGTTGTATTTTGCATATTTAAGATCGGGATTTTTTATTTTGTAAGTATATGGCTCATTTTTCATTGCTTTATTAGCTCCGTCCATTACAGGTAGCCACATTTCATGAGTTAACCCTTCGATTGTCATTGTGGTAAATACAATGTAGCCTAAATTTTCATCATATAAATATGGCTCTTTATTCTCACCAAACCGCTCGATTTTATAAGTGGCATCGGGATATCGTTTCTTTACTTCTGCCCATGCCCACGCCCATGATAAATAGGTCAAATTCTGCTTTTTCTCTGTCTTGTCATTGACATTGATGGCATTGAGTGTTTCAAATACTGATTTCTTCACGAAACTTTCATTGATTTCCTGTTCCATCTCTTTACTCACTTTCGGCATTGTCATCCTTAAACATCTCCTCTAATCTTCTCTCTCGCCATTCTTCTTCATAAGCTAATGCTTGAAGATCATAATATTCTTCATTCATGGCTAGTCCTCCTTGAAATATCCTTGTAAATCAGCTACAAGGAAACAACCAATCACGATTACCAATAAATCGAACCCGTTCATGCTTTTGCCTCCTGTTCCCTAATGACTTCATCAAGTTCTTTTCTTATCGCTTCCAGAAACTCGTCATATCGTCCTGCTGGCAAAAATGGTGGTCGATACCTGAAAGCCAGTTACCAAAGCTACTGTAACGGTAGCAGGGAACATGACAATCACTTGCTGGATCGCATAGAGTATCAATTTCCCAAGCGTAGGGTTCTCATCAGGCAAATAGCCTTCTGAAGCAAAAGTGTTTTCTTTTCGCATCAAAGATGTCTCCTTTCTATGAATTCCTGCCTCTTTAAAAAGGAGTTTTCTGCTCGACAAAAAGACATTACCGATATTCCCTAATGTCCTATATTTCACAAAAAAGTCCATGAAACTCAGAATCCATTTTTTAGATAATATCATAAAATCAAATAAAATGCTACAAAAAAATGATTTTTTTCAAATTTTCATCCGATCATCAAAAAAAAGATGGCTATTCACCATCTTCACTCATTCTTCTTATTATTATCTCAAATCAGCATAAAGCATCCATACCGCCATCCAGACGAATGCCGGATCCCATCATATGAGAGGATACATCTGAAGCCAGATAGAGCGCTAAATTAGCAACCTCTTCCGGTTTGCAGTATCTCTTATCCAAATACTGTGCACCAAAGATCTGTTCAGCTTCTTGATGCGTCTTCGTATCACCAAAGGTATTCTTTTCGATTCTTCCGATCATTGGTGTATCGACCCCTCCCGGACAGATATAATTACAGTGGATACCATGAGGACCCAGCTCAAGAGCTACCGTTTTTGTCAGACCTGCTACCGCATGCTTCGATGAGCAATAAGCACTCATTCCCGGAGATGTCGTATAGCTTCCGTTCGATGCGATCGTAACGATGGCACCATTACCATTTTTGATAAGGTAAGGAGCTGCATATTTCATCACAAACATAACACTAAAGACATTGATCTGATATACCTTCATATATCTATTTATCAAATACCCTTTAAAATAGGTATATTTTTATGATATTTTTATTTTTGACTACTTTTTGACTACTTTTGACCTTAAATCTTGTCGGATCAACTCTTTTATATATCCCTGCATATTTGGTACTTCATCTAACTTTTCAAGAATATCTGCATCATTTTTTAAATTGAATTTTAAGCAGATTCTTCTAGTGTTTTTTTTATCATATTTCATAGATGCAATAGATTGTTTATTCATAACTAACTTCCTTTCATTTAGACAATATGTTATCACTTAACCAGATCTTTAACAATAAGATTTGGCAATTCCTAACATTTTATTCAATATTTCTTTATCCTTATTATAATCTGTTTCATCATACCCCATCTTGTGGAGATAATAACTTTCAAGACTTTCCATCTCTTTGATGATCATTTCTGCAACTCTTTTAGCAGTTCTTTTTGATATATCCGTTTTGATTTCTTCCCCATATATGACTTTAAATTGAATTTCATATTTAACTTGTTCAGCTTTATTCATCATTTTTCCTCCTGCATTTTGCTTTTATTTCTTATTTATTATATAATGTAAGTGTGATTGGGAGGGGCTAACTCCCAATCACTGAAAGCTCTAAGCTTTCTTGGTATTGGTTATAAACTCATGCAAGGCTTTCCCACTTGAAGGTTTATAACCTTTTTCTTTGCACCATATCTTATATAGTGCTATAAGTTCCATGTTTCCACCTCCTTCCTTACACTATTATTATACTATAAGTACACACTTATTTCAATCGTTTTTGTTAAGATTTCTTAATTTTTTTTAGTTTTCTAAATAAAAACACCCACCCTCGAAAGAGAGTGGGTATGTTTTTATACTTGTTTCCAGTATTTAGATGAACCATCAGTTTTACATAATGCACAATAACCAGTACCACTAGCACCATTAAGTGTACGTGTGTATTTAGCCCAGTACCAGCCGTCAGCCTCGACAACATCATTGTAGATCAGTCTTTCGCCTGGCTGATATCTTAATCCGGTATCACCTTTCGAAAGGCTTGGTGCAGTACGTACTCGAATGTTTGTTTCGATGGCTTCAACTGTTCCACTTTTCTTAAATGGGCAAGTATTCTTCACTACATAGCATTTAGGTCTGAATACACCGATAATACCAGTGTATGTAAATGATTTTTGATCAACATACTGGCCACTTTGATTCTGTCCTAAGAAGATTCCTGTACCATTTCCGTTATCTTTTCTAAAAATAGCAATGTGAGATTTTGGACAGGCATCACAATTTCCCCAAACTGCAATATCTCCGTCCTGCATTGCATTTACAGAAACTTCAATGCAGCTGTCTAGCATACCGTTCGTCTTACGATTATTCCAAATGTCTTTTACATATCCAGTAGTCGTACAGTTTGCATACTTATATCCCAAAGTCTTCATATAATGAGCATACAGATCCCAGCACTGTCCTCCGTATGCTCCGTCCATATCAATCGTCTTTCCGTTTACAGATAAATAGTATTCATGCGGTGTAATCATTTTACTTTTCCTCCTTGTTTTGTAAATATATTTGAGCATAAGGGCTCAATCCTACTTTTATATCATCTCTGATCTCTAATTCTTTTATTTCATCAAACCACTTTGTTGCAGTACCGTTGCCTTTTAACGAGTGATACACATTATATATTTCCTCAAAGTTTCTGTACTGTTCAGTGGTGATAAACTCCTGAAGCATATACTCAGTATGGTATCTTTGAAGCATATAGCGAAGCTGAAGCATAACACCATCCACTAGAGCCTTGTTCGTTGCTTCTGACTGTTTCTTATCTTCCTCTTGCTTCTTCTTTATTTCCTTCTGTTCTTTCTTCTGCTCTTGCAAAAGCCATATCACATAGCCCATAAAGGCTGTCAGAATAATGCCAAAGGAGTTTTTAAAAAGGTCTAATATGATATCCATATTGACCTCTTACTGAGGTAGATCAGTGTTTTCTCGATTACCTTCGATAATCTGTTTAAAGGCTTGGTGCAAACCAGTTGAAGCTAATCCTGCAATTGCACCTGCAATGACTGTTTCTACTGTAACTCCGTTGATTACGCAATTTAAAATAGCACCTTCGATACAAACCACCGTTGGTATAACTTTGTTGTCTACATCGCTGATCCATTTCTTGATGATGTATCCTGTCACTAGTGCCGCCGCTACTACCAATGGTGCACCGTTGACAAAATCCGTAATAAAGTTTAAGTCCATAATATGTACCTCTTTTCTAGCTAAGTTTTAAGCCATTCTAAGGCTATAAAAAAAGAGCTCAGGTCTCTTAATAAATTTCTGCGTCTATAAAGTAATTAGCATAAAGAACTGCATCGGACATAGATCCATAGGAATGTGAAAATCTGTGCTGGAAGTAAGATCCGCAAGTCAATGCTGTGGTGGTAACATCCAAATTCGTTGTAGAATTGGTCCTTCGTACTGTTACGCTTACTTCAGATATAGTTCTCTGCGATCTCATTTCAAAACTTATTTCATTTCTGAACTGCAAGTCGCCATTTCCATAGTAACAGTTTCTTAATCCGTCGACAGAATACGGTCTTGCATAATATTGACACAAAGCCAATTCTTCCGCATACAATCTAGGAATGAAAGGTGTTGCGACTGAACCTACTTCTAATTTAACCCAATTCAGCACTTCACCAATACCCATCAAACGATAAAAACATTGTACATATCCATTTGTTTTATCTGTTTCAGTAATTGTAAACGTATAAGGCTCATTTACTGTGATTTCTTTGTTTAATGAATAACTTAATACAACAGTTTTTCCTTCATACTTTTTTGCTTCTTCAATATCCATCAAATAAAGGAATCTAGCACTCGAAACAGTTAAAGCTGATATTCCTGAACCATAGCTTTCATAATATTGTTGAATGGTTGGATTTTCAGAACCATCATAAATCCGATATGCTGTAATCGGCACATCTGTTCTATTGTTTTGTAAAAGCCATCTATCTGCCGTATATCCTTTTTGGCTAGTTGCGACAGAAACAGAATCGCCACGTTGCCATACTTGAAAATCACCATTAATCAAAATATTAGGTCTATATATTGCTTCTGCTTTTGCTAATCTCATGTTTTCGCTTTTGCGAAAGGTTTAGTAGAATGCTAGAAATCCTATTAAATTTATTGCATCATCCATATTAGACAATATAATTGTTCCATTGCTGGCTAAAGTAATTGTATATTCATCAACTATATTGAACGAATTTGGGGGCAATACAGAATGATATGCATAATTGCTGTCAGATCTAAATATAAATATTACTACTTTTGCGTTTGCTAGTTCAGGATAAAGATGACTGCCATTATTCAGCTTTCCTGTATCTGTATAATTAACCTTACTTTTTAAATAGGATTCTATATAGCTTTTCTTTGCTAATTCCATAGCAACCGCTAGGGTATTCGACAGGTTATTTCCAACGGCCAATTGCAATACAGTCAAAATTTGTCGCAGCACTAGATAATGGATAATGCCTGTTGAGTATAGAACATGATACTAGTAACATCTGATATAGAAGAAACATAGTTTCCAATCCATGCCTGTGTTCCACCTTGCCGTGCACTTGCATATATGAAGGGATTATCAATAAATGGCTGAGGAAAATTCCAAAAATTATTTAGAACTACATACCCAATATAACCTGCTTGCAAGGCTTCGTACTGCTTCCATATTGTCTTTTTACAAATCATCAGTCCGTTTGCAAACTTCCAGTATTCGCCATTTGCATTACTTCCATATTCGCTTGCTTTTTCTAATTGGATCATAACCTGCCACGATGAATACCTTTAGCGGTATTCACCACCTTTCGCAACCGAGGTGAGCCTACCTCGAGTAAGCTCCCTCCTTTCGTAAAGGAAGGTACGTAATATTCGTACCCCCCCCGCATACATTTTTAGATTGTTTTTCATATTGGCTTTTCGCCGTCTAAGAGAAAGCTAAGATAATTGTTTATGGCTCCACGAACCACCATCGGATCTGCATAGATGGAATATATTTCCTGAAAAATAATTCATAATCAAAAACGTACTCCATGAATTTTTTGCAGAACATGTGCCGATGATAGTGAATGTACCTCCATGAACTTCAACAAGATGAAATATAGCTGTCCCACCATTAAGATTGAGCCCATCTATATAATCTTCTATCTGTTCGATAAATCCTTTGCTTGAATCGATATGATTACCCTTTTCAAGAATTACAATGTTTGAATTGTATTTCTGTACTTTCACAAACTCCGCTCATTGCGTTTACTTCCATCTGCCGATTGCCAGATATTTAATATCAACATCTCTTGCAATTGATTCCGCTAATGTAGCCATTAGACTTTTAATTGCTGAAGTTTCTATGCTTCCACTCACGATATTGATAATGTTCATGTCTGTAAAACTGAAAAATACCATAGGTACTTCAATAAACTGCATTGGGAAAGATATTGTTCCATACCATGAATCATAAAATACAGATCCCCAAGCCGTACCTTTTTTGAACGATATCGACGTTGATCCTTTACATATCATCAGACCGTTTATAAATTTATAGTATTCTCCGTTTGAATTACTGCCATGTTGGCTTGCTTTTTCGAGCTGGATCATTGCCTATCAAGGCAAACGCTTAATGAGCGTTCACCCCGCTTTCTCTTGTAGAGAATGCCTCTACTCGACGACATCCTCCTTTCTGAAGAAGTTGCGTATAATAGCAACCCCCCCCCCGATTGAAAATTTGTTTCATTTTATTTGCTCCTTTCTATTCACTTGGGAATGCCGGGCATCCTGCTGATACCCATTCATCGTATGTGCCGATCGTTATGGACTCGTCATCCTGTGAGATGAAGAAACCTACCCCTTTCAAATCGATCGAATCCTGTGTTGCTCCGTTTATCATAACAACAGACGGACCCGCTGGTCCTTGCTCACCTTGAATTCCTTGCTCACCTTGAATTCCTTGCTCGCCTTTATCACCTTTTGGAATCGTGAAATTGATTGTTGGTGTTTCCTTATTCCCAGTTACCGTAACCGATGGCTGGCTACCCTCTGAGCCTTGTGTGGCTGTAGCTGAAATCTGTGGAATGAAATCACCATCTTGTATCGCTTGGTTGATGGCATTAGAGGTATTCGTTGCCGTTTGTGATGCAGTATTTGCAGTTTGTACAGCCTCTTGTGCCTGCTCTAATACAGGTGCTACATTCTCTTCGCTATATGCACTAAATAATGCGCTTGTATACGCCTCTATGACCTGTTGCCATGCTTCTGTATCATCTGGCAATATGGAAATCACTCCAACAGAGGCATCAACTTTATAAGCCACAGGAGGAAGCACCACATTCTCATCACCATTTGTAAGTGTGATGCTTAATACTAAATACCCACTTTTACTCATGATGTTATTCGATACTGTGATGATACCATCTTCAATCACTAATGCTGATGTCTGTATGGTATCTGCACACTCTACAATCTCAGAATCTAAAAGACCAGCCTGCACAGTAGGAATCCATCCCGAATAATTTGTATCATCCTGTACAAACTTTATCTGAATGTTATTTGAAAGCTGAGCTGGTATTTGATTTACATCAGTTGTTAACTTTAATCCATCTTGTGTTATTGTACTGAATATCATTTGATCACCTCCTCTATTCATCGCCCAATATTCCTTGCTGACTTGGCATACCAAGTAATATATTTTTTAATCTAACATAGTCGGCTGACGATACATACCCTTTTCCATCTAAATCATAATGTCTGCAAATTTCTGGATCATAAGGATCGAATAGATTATCTTGAATGATTGCTCTTATTGTTGCTAAATCTGACCATGTATAAATGTTTGTGATGCCATTGTTTTTAATTTGAGTTGGCCCACTCTCTAACATATCATTTGTTAATTCCCATCCACCAATCGATCCACTACTTGAATTTACTATTCCACTTATATCAGCTCCAGTCGCTGTTAAGGCACTAGCATTTATATTCCCAGACGAATCAACTTTAAATTTGTCATTTATGTTAATTGAACCACCTGTGATTGTCGTTCCATTGATTGTTCCGCCTGTTATGGTGTTTCCTTCAATCTCAAGCCCTACAAGTTTACCAGTCTGAATAAAATCAGCATTGAACTTACCATCAATCGTCCATGCACTTGTATATGGACCATTTATTCCAGAATTTGAAAAGCCAATTCCATTCTTATTCATGCGAATGATGTTAACGGCAGAATCTGTAGTCGGCTGATCCATGATAAATATTTCTTCGGGTTGCCCTTCATCATTCATTCCAAATGCAACATATCCACCTTTACCACCTAATATCAAAGAAGTCTGATAATCAATAATCTGTTGAATTTGATTTGGTATTGTGACCTGTACCGCTTCCTGCAATGTTTTATCAGTGGTTGATACCTGATCCGTATTTCTTGCTATCACAGTATCTAATGTGATACTGGAATTCGCAGGATTCATATATTTCTTTTCTCTTTTCTTGACTATGAAATATTTATCTAATTCATGTGGCTGTGATTTCACTCTTACAGAATCGCCTAGATAAATCTTATCAATATCAGCATTTACTAAAGACATATCAAAAGCAGTAATCGAAATGCTTACACTTGAAGAAATGTTTGCTTCCAAGGCTTCCTGCCCTTTTGTCTTTAAATTAGAAGCCACTGTTACATCTTCCCATTCCTGCGTGCCATAAATCCATCCAAAAAGATTTACCGCAGTCTGATCATATATGTAATCCTTGCCATCATTCACCGATTCAATCGTCAATGGAAGATCTGTTTCTTCATCTTTTGCACCCAATGGAATCAAAGCAGTGATTACATTTTCAGCACTGATATGATTTGACAAATCAAGAATATTTTTTTTGAATTCAATTGTCTGATTTGACAAGGTGTCATACTCCTCTAAATAATCCAAATATCTAACACCATTTAAAAGGCGTACTCTCAGATATCCGCCTAATCGGTTAACCAATTTCTCTTGTATGACTTTCAATGTATTTGAATAGTCATTGTCAATTCGATAAACATTATCCGTTGAATTTGTTACTGTCACAGTCCCCAACTGAAACTGTTTTGATTCTTCAACTTGGGAATTGTGCTGAGTGATCAGATTCTGCAAATACTGCTGAATCGTGGTGTCTTGTGTGGTATTAGGTCTTACGATACTATCCAGCAAATAAGCCAAAGAACCCTCGCATGTGAATGTTCTATTTCCAACGATATCATCATCTGTATATAAAACTCGTCCTTCAAATACCAAAACATTATCTTCCCATAATTCAATATTAGGAATCAGCTTTTGTGGTACATCTTTATTCGGGTTCGTAGTAGGCAATGTGAATGTCAATGTGTTTGTCGTATTCACTTGCTCTGTTAGATTTATTTCAGTGGCTTTATATTCATCTGTGGTTGAATCAAATAAGACTTTATCGCCATATAATAATTTAAGGATCATAAGCGTGCCACCCCATCCTTATTTACTTTCATAGGCAAAGCATTGATACTAATCGTCACTTGGGAATTGTTATAGTCTGTTTTATCACCCGGATCAACTTCACATCTTCCTGTATATGTCCATTCAGAATCACTTACAAAAGATAATTGTACTTCCTGTCCATGAAAAAGATTCACTATCTGATCAATGATCTTTTGCCAACATGGTAACGGTTTAATAAACCCAAACGACAAGGTTATTTCTCGTCTTTCATAAGTTACTTTACCGAAATATTCAGTTAAATCATAAGAAACATTTGAAAATGGAATATCTACAAAAGAAGTCTTTGGATCTGGTGGTGCTATATTAAATCCAGTCAATCCTAAATCAAACTCTCTCATTAAATATGATCTGTTGTTGATTATTAACTTCACATCTTCTTTCATATTCCATACCTGCCTTTTCTACTTGTGATTAACCCCATGTTTTGATCCACTCCATTAGTAGTCATATATCCGACTTTCTGACCATCCATGTAAATTCCTAAATTCGCCATAGCAGAAGCCAACTTGTCATAATCAAATCCGATATTATTTGAAAAAGAACCTTCAATCATATTCTCAATTCCACCAATGCCTCCTAATGATCGTAGCTTTGCATTTTCCTCTCTTGTCAAGACTGCTTCACCATAATCAAGATAAGCAGGGAAAAAATCAGATGGAACAAAATCCATTCCGACTTTTAACCTAGGAATTGTACTGATATTGAACCCTTTTCCACCGACCAATGGGACCCAATCTGGAATTTTAATTTTATTTACGCCACGAATAAAACTATTGATACCATCAATAATTGTATTGATAGGTGATTTAAATATTCCAGCAATTCCTTCAACGATTCCACTAAAAACACTTTTTATGCCTTCCCAAGCTTGACCCCAATCACCAGTGAAAACACCTGTGATAAATTGAATTATTCCATTTAAAACTTTCTTAACAGATTCAATTCCTCCTTGTAGTGTTTCAACAAATGAATTAAATGACTGCATGGCATTACCAATATAAAAAGAAAACAATTCTTCAAAATTTACGATATTGGAAATCCAATCAACTGTTGTATTTATTACATCAGAAATCACACCGATGATCTCTGCCAAAGCGCCAATCAAAACATTTAAAATAGGCAATAATAATTCACCAATCGGCACAAGCAACATTTCAATATTACGTTTCAATGATTCAATCTGTGCATTGACACCACCACTCATGGTACCTTCGACTTCTTCCATTGTGCCATTCACATCAGCAAATGTATCGCCAACAGAAACTAAAGATTCTACAAACTTTGCATTTGCATCTTCACCCATCGTTCCAAATGCAGTCGCACTCATGGTCAATTTATCCTGCTCACTTGTGCAATTCTGTATATCTTCAACAATCGAATCAATTACATCTTTTTGTGTTGCTTCACCATTCTGCCATTGTTTAAAGACTTCCTGTGTCTTTTCACTATACATATCAAGGCTTTCTTCAATCGTACCATCAGCAAGTCGAGTGGTAATCTCATTGATTGCATCATTTACTTTATCAAGGTTATATGCTCCACCTTGTGTTCCATTTTTCAAAAGCTGGAAATAATCTTTAGCAGAATAACCAGCCTGTGCAAATTTACCTGCATATTCTGATATATTGTCACCCAATTCATCAGTGTAATTTAAACCATTCTGTGCGCCACTGGCCATTAAATCCATAGCTTCTTCTGCACTCAATCCAAACTGTGTCATTAACTGATCCATACCTCTTAAAGATTCATTCAAATCCATATCAAAGGTATCTCTCAATGTTAAAGCACCTTCTGTGAGGCTTTGTAGGCTTTCATCATCTATATCATCAAACTGCAATTTGATACTAGATACTGCATTTGCTACATCTTCAAAGGATTCACCATAATTGCTCGCATATATTTCCTCCATCATAGTCTGATACTTATCAAGTTCCTCACCTGCTATACCAGTCTGTGCAGAGAATTTATTCACGGAATCCTGTACATCAGATGCCATTTTTACAGCCGCTGAACCAATAGCTGTAATTCCTTCAACCAACCCAGCTTTAGCTAATGTACTTGCTGATATTCCTATACCTTCAGTCAATGTATCGAAACCTTCAAGTACACCATCTTTCATTCCACCGGAGCTTCCTTTTATTTTTTCAAAAGCACTGGAAAAGAAACCTGAAACCTTATTGGTACTTTCTTTCGCATCCTGTACAACTTCCTTGTTATCCTGCTTTTGAGCATCAGAAGCCTCTTCGGAAGATTTCTTGATCTTCGATTCGGTTTTCTTCATATCAGATGATACTTGCGAATCATCTACCTCTACTTTATAGACGACTTTTCCATCTTCTGCCATGCCATCACCTCTTTTCTGCTATTCCTTTTAAAGCATCAAATAAACCATTGAGGTTATCTGCAAATTGTTTTTCTCTTTCTTCCTGTGACATTTCAAGCTGATATTCAGCCTTTAATCTCATCAATCTCATTCGCTCATCAGCATTATATTTTGTAGGTTTAGGTATTGGTTTTTGCCGTATATCTATGATCTGCATGATCTTCGTATCATTGCTTAGACCATTGAATAAAGATAAAAACTGCCACCAATGAAGATTAACTTTAAATAAATCAATTCCATAGCACTGGTAAAAACCTGCATAGATGTATCTTGAATCCTGCTCAAAATCTACCACTTTTTGCGACTTGCCTTTTTTCTTCTTGTCATTTAAAAGATCAAACACTTCGACGACCATCTGACATTTAAAAAAGATGTCTTTTTTCCTAGCTTTGAATCTCGACCAACTCGTAAACAAACATTCATAGATGATCATGATCTTTTCAATATCCTCAAGATCTTTATCCTGCATGATGTCATAACACGCTAGAATTCCACGAAAAGAAGCTCTAAATTTATAGAATTTTCCATCTAATTCAATAGAACAAGGTAATTCTTCATACAATTTCATATGAATCTACGCTTTGTGTTTTTCTTCATCAAAGCTATCTTTTCTTTTCTTGCCTTAGCAAACATTGGAGTTACCACATCACGAATGAAAGGCATAATGTCTATTAACATTGATGTGTAGTCATCATCATAAAAAGCTATGATCTCGTTTGTCTGTTTCTCACCAAAGATAAGCACGAACAAAGACACGATTGCTTCACCTAATGCTTTACTATCAACTTCATTCTTTGACGCTTTTGTCAAAAAGATTTCCAGCTTCCTGCTTGCACTCGTGTAGGCTTTCATCTTCTCTGTGATATTCATTTCAACATTTACGACAAGCTCTTTGTCTTTATACTCAATCAGAAGCATTTCTTTTAGATTTTCCTGTCTTTTTATCCTATACATTTATTCCCCTTCTTTCTAAAAAAAGGCAGGTTTTACCCTGCCCCAACAGTTCCCTGCGACAACGTAGGTGCACCATTAAATGCAAACTCAACACTGATCGCCGATCCATCAGTCGTAGCACCGCTAAATTCTTGGATATTCTGCATAGTCACATTTGCAGTAATCACAGAAGTAGATTCACCATCATCATTCACACGTGTAATTCTCAACTGGGTTTCTCTATCAACAAGTGTTTTATATTTAGTGCCAAAGATGTAATCCTGTGCGGTATCGCCAATGATTCTAACACCTGTTAATGTAACTACTGGTGCCATTCCTGTCACATAGTTATTTGCAAAACCTTTCTGGCATAAAAAGAAATACTGCTGTACTGCCTCATTTAATGCTTCGCTAATGTTATTAAACCCTGCACAAAGAGGTGTCCATGTTTCGGAAGCACCGCTCGGAGTTGTGTTAATATCTAACTGTATTTTATAAGTGACTAATAAATTCGGCTGATTTTCCATTGCTGGCATTTTCTCACTCTCCTCTCATATAAAATCGAATCCTTAACGAACTGCCATATATCCACTGATCATTTTCCTGCCTCCCTATCAATCTAGGACCCGCAACTGTTGAAATATCATAGATTTGATAATTCGAATCAGACGGATAATCTTTTCTTCTTGTAAGCAATGTATGAATCCTGCTCAATGCTTCAAATACTGTTAATTGATCAGCATTTTTTCCATTTAAAGCAATGATCCATTCCATGTCGGTGTTTTTATCCAAAAAAGCTCTTGATGTAGCAGGTGTAGGAAGTACACATATTCCATTCGCCGGTACATTAGACCCAACCACAATACGTGCATAAGGCTTTGTTTCTTCCATCAATTCAATAACAGAATTTAAAACATCACTATATACGCTCATTTCATGCCTCTCTCAAACGCTTTCTGTGCAGTCTGATCTATTTCTTCTCTACCATTTTTAACGCCTTCTTCCGCCCAAAAAGCACTTGCTAAAGGGTTTCTATCCTTAGAAAAATTTCTGTCAACTCCATAATAATTTTCTGCGGCATAATCCTTACCCCATATAGCCTCGCCATCTTCGGGTTTTGAATCACGATAAGCACTGGCTTTTAGATCACCTGTATCTTCCGGACAATAAATATTTCCATATGTGATGACTGCTTCTGTCACGTGAATCTTTAATTCCTTTGATCCAGCTTCAATTCTTTTCTTGATATTTTTAAAATCGGTCGTTACCTTAACACTCATTAAACAAGTCCTAATTCGTAATGATGTGGCTTTCCTGTATCATCGGGTACTAAATCAACCATTTCCACTGTATAGACATCTCCGCTATACTCCACTTTCATTGATGCACCGACACCATTCGCCACCCTTTCCAATCCCCAAATATCAATACTAGGTTTTGAAAGCCTGCAATCATAAAAAAGAATCGATCTAAGCACTACTTCTGTATTGTCTGTTGACTTGATCACCTCATTGGTGTTCTGCATATGCACCTTTGACAAAGAATAATCTGTATAAGCTGGCTTTTGATAAATATCTATTGTAGTCGGTACTTTTAAGACCGCCACGTCGGTAAGTAACCGACTAGGAATGGGTCTGAGAATACGCCAACACTCCTATTCAATAATCCTGTCTGTTCAAGTAAAGCAATTACTGCTGGACTTACGGCATTTGCCATTCTTCCACCATCAGCTTTTACTCCTTCCCCAACAGAAACCTTGCCAACTGTAAATCCTTGTCCTGCCTGTCCCGTATATGAAATATCTAAACCATAATATCCATAATAAGCACACTGCATTGCACACGCTTTTTTGAATAATTCTTGAATCCAAGCAGGAAACGAGGTTAACCCTCGTTTCGCTACTTGATATCTTGTCAATGAATCAACAATATCACAAGCAGGACCGACAACCTGCTCAAATGTTTCTTCATCTAATTGGTTACCTAAATAACCCTTAAAAAAGGCATAATCTATGTATGCCATATAATCACCCCCTTAATTAGGAAGCCTTAACGATTGTTGCATTGCCTTCTGCTACTGCAAATGCTCCATTTCCTTTAGTCGTGTTAACTAAGCATACCGTTACATTCGTTTCAGATGTTACATCAACTACTCCATCGGCTGGTAAATCTTCCCAAGATGATAAATCCTGTCCATAAGTGATAGATGGATCTGCACTATTTAACTGATATACCAACTTCTGACCTAATACTGGTTTCTCTGCTACTGCAATCACTGATTCACCACTTGACGCACCAGCAACAGATGTCACTGTAAGAGTTCCTACAACTGGCTCACCGATATTAGCAAGAACACCGCAACGTCTTTTATTCAACGTAAATATATCATAATAATATCTTTCATAATACAACCATTTGCCCTTAGACTGAGCAGATGGTGGTGACATCATAGATGTGTCATAAATAATTGGTGCAATTACTGCCATAGGATCAACCAACAATAAATTGATCTGTTTAGCAGACGATCCAATCACCCATCCAGTAGTGAAATCATAAATCGTCTTCATCATATCAGATGGCACTTCTTTGATAACAATTCCGTCCAATTTTCCAACATTTCGATCTACATTTCTAACGCCTGTACCAGCATCAAGGAAACGAGTAATTCCAGCAGCTTCTTTCAATAATTTATAAACACTAGGTGTCATATAAGCAATAAGCCGATCACGATTGATACGCTGATTTACCATGTATTCCAAATAACCATCCCATGTTTCTAAGATGTTATCCTTCGTTAAAGTGGTATTATCAACTGTACCAAATGACTGTGCAAATCCTGCTAATTTAAAAGCACAATAAGCATCCTGTTCAGGCACTTTTTGGAATTCATTGAACGTCTTGGTGATGTTTGCAATAGTGACTACTTGATTTGTTTCTTTAATATCCATTGGGTCAACGAGTGTATCCCATTCACGATCCATGCTCATTGTCACTGCCTGATACTCATTATCGAAATTTCGATTGAATACTCCATCAATATGATCACGATTAACCGCTCTTGCGCCAGTCGTAGTCATTGACGGGATCATAACTGTTTTCCCATTTACTGGCTTGTATTTCTGACTGTTAGGTCCTGTCCAAACTTCTGGGAAATACGATAAATAAGGGTACGCATTTGCTAAATCTCTCGCATACTCAACTGCATAATTAATAGGTTCTGCCATTCTTTATCACTCCTTCTTCTGTGGCACAAAACCCCAAACGGAACCAAACGTCGGCTGATCTTTACCTGTTGGCATACCACTATGCATTTCTGATCCAAATTGAGGTTTTCTTTCTTCTTCTGCATTAAACATGTCTGCATAATCTGCCTTCATTGCATTTAACTGCTCATCTAAATCCTTTTCAGAATCCAATTTTGCAAGAAGCATTTCTGCATACTTTTCATTTTTCACACCTTTGTCAGTTAAATTTCTGATGGCATCCTTTTTCTCATATTCCTGTAACTTCTCTGACATTGTTTTATACTCATCAGAATCTTTAAAACCTTTAGGTGCATCTTTGAGTGCTTCATTGATTGCGTTGGTTTTCAACGTTTCAGCTTCTTCTTTATCAATCATGTTCGCTGTGCTAGCTCCAAACGCTGTCATGATCGCTTCCAACTTTTCATCCGTTGTTCCTTCACCTTCCAATGTTGCTCTTACAAATTTTCTTGTTAGTTTTGCCATAATTTCCTCCTATTGCTATATGACTGCGACCCACTAACAGGTCGAATGCCTTCATTTACGGGTGTAGACGTCCCCGAATGCCTTTCTGTCACGCTGTAAGACGTCAGCGCATATAAAAAGCGTGATCACTCACGCTTTTTAATCATCTTCATCAACAATATTTGGTAATGCAGTAGGTTCTCCAATGTATCTCTGAAACTTATATTCTGCTTCTTTACGCAAATAATAGATATATTCATCTAACTTACTTTGAATATCTGATGAAACTTCATCATTTGCAATTGTCATTAATTCTATTGCTTTGATATAGCCGTCATAAGCCAACTTAATACTGTCATGACCATCTCTAGCCATTACAGGTAATAGATCACTCTGATAAGCCAATACAGCGCTCTGAATTGATGGCTGAACGAAACCTAACGGAATACCTCTTTCAATAAGATCATCGGCCATCTTTGATATTGCACTATATCCATCTTCTAATTCTTTATGAATTGTAAAGAATCCATGTCCAACGACATTATAATGAAGTGTTTTCAGATTCTGATACAAGATCATCAGATACGCTGTCATGTTCTCGTAATTCTTCATCCTTATCCTCCTTTCTCAATGACTTTACATATTCATCGTGGGTCATTGTAAATCCACATTTAAAACAATGAACACCATCTTTATCACCCATAAAAACATGCTTTTTACATCTCATTTCTTTTCCTCCTTCAACTGAATGACCTGTTCTCTGTCATATCTTCTTGTACGACCAGTTTCTTTTATGAAACTTCTCATCTTTGCCTGCTTATCCTTAACCTTCTGCTTTGCCTTTTCATCATCAATACCAGCCTTTTTTAAAGCAATTTCTTCTGTCTTTGCTTTTCTTATCTCTCTTTCAATCGCTCTCTGTTGCTGGGATTCTTGATAAATACGATCATTCTCTTTTTTCTCTTCTTTTGTCAAAGGCTTAGCAACAAGATTTGACACCTTTGGAATAAAAGGTGATGGATTATGTCCACAATTGATTCCAAACAATCCAGCAGGCTCACCATAACTGGTCGAAGATAGAGGCTTGAATCTATGCTTCTTTCCAAAAGCATCTTCAACTGTTCCACTTCTTCCCGATGTGGAAAATATCTTTCCTTGATATGGCGCACATAGAGGCCTTGCCCCTGCGTGTTTATCCACTTGAATAAGATCATTACCATAATCCTCATTTCGCTTATTGACTGTTTCAATAGCCATGTTGTGAACGTTGGTTCGTGAATACATATTCGCATAGGCTTCTGCACTCCATTTACGCCCTGCTTTATCTACAAATGCTGGTATATTTTCTTCGATCATCTGCCTTATAGTTTCTGTGACTGCTTCCTGCCTTGCCTGCCCCTCTAATGTCTTTCTAACTGCATCATCAAGTATTTCATACATCCTGCCTGTTTTCTGATTATACTTGACCACAACATTTGTAATCGCCTTATTAAAAGACTGATTCACACCATTCACCATCTCGGAATTCATATTGGCAAATGTCTTGGCAAACTCCTGCTTTTTTATCTTCTTCAAATCATTTAACGAAAGACTGCTAGCCACATCACTAGCTACCGAAAGCATCCCAGCTTCTGCACCTTTTTTTAACGCCGGCTCTACCTCTTTTAAAGATTCATCAACTGTTTCATTCAACGCATGATTTATCAGTCTTAAATACGGATATCCTTTCTGAATATTCCGTACCATTTTTAAAAGAATCTGAATCTGTTTGATCTTCTTTTCTTGCCATACATCAATAGGTTCATCTATATCCTGCCCTATAAACTCTGCCATTAGGATAAGAATCTCATTTGACATATCTCCATACATCTGTTCAAAAGGTTCTGCAATCTTCAAGATATCCTCTTTTGTAATGATCATTCTTCGCCACCCATAAAGAATTCATCTACTGCCTGTGTATTCACACTAGATTCATTTCTAATGCGCTCTAACTCCTTCTTAGCTTCTTCTTCGGTCATTCCTAATATCTTAGTCATATATGTAAGTTTCGACATCACACCATTATTCATGAGCATGATACCCTCATTGATATTGGTCTGCCTATCCTGCAAGATTGAATCATCAAATACAACATTGATCTCATACTCACCTACGTCTTTAAGATTCAATCCATTGAATTTAACATCATATAATTTCGCTACTTCAATAATCCCTTTAATGATCTTTTCAATAGCATATTTCACCTGTAACTGGTTAGCTTTAATGGTTTTATACGTTTTTGAATTTTCTGAAATGATTTCAGTTGCAGTTTTCAATCCCTGTGCCTGATCAAATGTAAACGTTCCAGCACTGAATCCTAACTGTAAACATAATGTATTCAATAAAGCATTGATTGCACTGATATGTTCTTCAACTCTCAACTCAACTGTATTATCTTGAATTTTCAACTGTTCTGCATCATCAGTAGAAAACGCTTCATAAACCTCATCTGTTGCATCAAAATATCTTATCATCTGCCCTGTGACTGGGTCTGTGATCTGTCTAATACAACTGGCAGGTACAATAATTCTTCTTTTTCCTAATATAAATTCACGTCTGAAAGAATCATAACAAACATCTAACGAATGTAATGTAGCCAACGCATTAGCATAAATTGATACTCCCAATGGCGAATTATCGTCAATATTATTTGCAATAGCAGTCCTGTAATAAGCAAATAAGCTCTCATCAATTCCTTCGATTGATGTTTCCGGATTCAAGAATGGATAAATCTCACTTAATGGATATCTAAAACCCAAAATGTCTTGAGGCTCTATTGTACCATCATTGTTTTTGACCTCTCTTTTTTCTGCTCTGAACATTTCATTTTCAATATAATACGTTTCACCATCCCATCTGTGCCATTCAAGACGAGTGTAGTAATATCCATCTTTTGCCTGTCTTGAAATAAATACACCTTCTGTAACTTGTGCATTATCCCAAGAAGTAGGCACAAACTGATCAGCCATGCAATATCCCAAAACAATCTTCCCAGTGTTAGGAACAGGATTCCCTTTTGAATCATGCTTTTCTTCATACCAAACCTTTAAAGCACCGCCACCTAATGCCATGCTTTGCTCAATATGTTCCTGCATTTTGGTATTAAAGACATTATCTTTTAATACCTTTTGAACAAAATCATCCAGCGGATCCGTCTTCCCTTCTTCCAATTCAATTCCACTTGAAACATGAACTTCACATTGCTCACTCCATATAAGACCTGCCAATTCAGCACAGATTGCCTTTTCAATGTTCATCGGCTCTATCTCTCTTTTATTGTCAGGCTTATCTATTGTAGGAGCTGGAATCAAATGCCAAGGCTTATAGAAACCTTTGTACAAATACTTCCAAATAAAAATTCCAAAGTAATAAAACTGATTAAATGAAGGTACACCACCCAATTCAAATATATCCTTAAATTCCTTTGCCATGCCTAAATCTGCTCTTGTTCTCTGCATGAAACCTCTCACCGCCTTCTTTACTCTTTCAAACATTAACGCACCTCCTTATGGCACATATAAAAAGAGCGAATCAATCGCTCCTATTTTTTGTTTTTATAACTGGTATCCCAGCTTTTCTTTTTTCTTCATTTATTCTACTACGATTTATTCCAACGCATTTTTTAGAACAAAATCTTGTTTTTGAATATTTATTTATTTCAAATTCCTTTCCACATATTTCACAAATCCTTATTTCATTATCAATTCCATTTTTTCTGCGATAAGCAGATTTGCATGAATTTGAACAAAAATTATGATTTCCAAATGGTAGTGCTTCAAATTCTTTGCCACAATTCTGACATATAAATTTCTTTGGTTTTGCAGCCGCCGTTTCTGTATCCTGCATTACTGTTTCCGTCTGCCCTGCCACGTTTTCCTCATCCGTCATTTCTGTACTTGCAATGACACTTTCCTGGTTCTGTGGTTTTGTTCCATCCGGCAACAGATCCGGCAACTCTTTACTCCAAGGATAAATTTTATCATGAATTCCGTCTAACACCAATACAAAATACGGAGTTTTTTTTACATCGATGGAATAATTTTTATAGATCCCGTCTTTTTTTAAATATCCGATCAGGGAAAGTACCCCCCAGCCAATGATCAAAAAGACAGCAACCCTGCATTTCATTATTTTTTTCACGCTTATTCACCAGTCCTAAAAATTAAAGTACAAAAACGGGTTATTCGTAGAAACTGCCATATAATAAAGACTTAATCCTAACACCACGATCACCGCCAGACTCCCCAGCCATTTTTTTTCAAATACCTTATATAAAGCTGTCGGGTATGGAGTTGAAAAAACAATCCCCATCAGAAACAGTGGACCGTAATCTTTCAGATACTGCAAAAAATCCATCTGTCTGACCGTTTCTCCCACACCGAAAAAT